TATAAATGATATAAATTTATATCATAGGGACATAAAAAAGAGACTACAAACTATTTGCTGTAGGGTGTAGTTCTTAAAGTTAACAATAAAAAGAATAGATTTATGTATTACTTTCAGAATCACTAGACCCGCCAGTCTGGTGATTCTTTAGTTTCCTAATAGATGCTTTCAAGTTTAAGATTGCATCTATTAGCTTTGTCAAATGATTGATTATTCTTGTAATCATAATTATCATTATTAAAAACAAAACTAAGTACTCCATAGTCTCACCCCCTTTCTTACTGGGGATTTTAACTAAAGAGCCATCACCCTAATAGTCTAAACTGTAGTCTCTAAAAATATTATACCATATTTTTCCATAATGTTAAATTTAATATTATATTGACGACAGGAGTAGAATAAAGATATAATACAGGTAACAGAAAATTTAAAAATTTTACACAAGAATTACTACTTATCTATGCCACCTTAAACAAGTGGCTTTTTTCATACTCTGGTATCTATTTAAGGAGGTGTTACAAATGATAAATAATATAGAAGATTGTAAGCTTCTTATTGAGACAGAAATAAGAATGAAAGGTATAGATGAAAAAGAACTAATATCTCAAAACGAAATTCTGAAAGACCTAAATATTAATGAAAAAGACCTTGAAGATATTGAAGTGAATTTTGAATAATGAAATGATTTATAATATACCTATTTAAAACATGTATTAATTGATATCAGTAATAGTGATTTTTTATTTATTGAATCTGTTTTACAAAAAACGTATTTATGATATAATAAAAGTAAGGAATTTAATCTACTTAATACAAAGAGTGATTGTTTCCTTAAAGTTAATTAAAAAATCAATTTATCTTTTGAAACCACTCTTATTGGCGTTTGAGTGTTTTTTGCTTTATCATATATGTAACAAGCTATTAAACTTGTTGCAATATTTAGATTAATAAAATATTTTAGCTCATCTTAATTGATGGGCTTTTCTAATACAAAGAAGGTGATAAAATATGCATTTTAATGTGAATCTTAAACAGATAAAATCTGATTACACATTAACCATTCACAAGATGAACAAATCATTTTTAGGTCAAATCCCAATCAACTTTTTAAATTCTATAAAGCGTGAGCTTGGTGGAGTAGATGAAATACAACTGACCATTCCAAAATATATTACAGATAGATTTTTATTTAATAAAATAATAAATCCCATTTTTGAAGAAGTAAAAGAAGAACGTCTTATTTGTCTTAATAATAAAGAATATTTTGTAGTTAAGAATGTTGTGACTACAGACGATAAATTAAAAGTAGTAACAGCTAAATCTAAAGAAGTTAAACTAGGAAAAATTGATGTGAATATTGAGGACTATGGATTACAGATGTTTACCAAAGATGAAGAAGCATCTATTATATCTCTTAATGATTATTTAAAACAAGAGACAGGCTGGAAACTTGGTTATGTGGATGATTCAATTGCTTATGAAACTGATAGTGAAGGTAATAAGAGAGAAAAAGTAAGATGGCAAGAGAGTATTAATTCTAATTGGTTAGATTATTTCAATAATGAACTAAAAGAACAATTTGAGTGTATAGCTGATTTTGACACTTATAATAATTTAGTTAATTTGTATCATATAGACAGTTTTGGAGATAACATTCAGTTATATTTATCTCATGATAACTACATAAAATCACTTGAAAGAACTACAAATAGTGATGATATAGTAACTAGACTGAAGCTTGAAGGTAGTGAAGATATGGATATAATAGGAGCTACAGTTACAGGATATGATTACATTGAGAATTATTCTTATTTCTTAGACAATAAAGAAATGAGTGAAGAACTTAGTAGAGCTATAAAGAAATACCAGGAAATGAATGAAATAAGAGAACCAATTTGGAGAGAACTAATAGATACAAAACTTAAGAAACAGAGAGAACGTGATAGTAAAAGTAATGAATGGTTACATGTAATAGAGACTATAAAGGCTAAAAAGGATATAAAGAAAACTTATGATAATCCAGAACATAAAGATGAAGTAAATTCAGCTAAGTTAGCAGTAGAAATAAGTGAACTAGAAGATAAAAAGGTCATATTAGATGTTCAAATAAAACATTTAGAAGAAGAGATAGCAAAGTTAGATGAAAGTATAAAAGATATAAATATTCTTTGTAAGAGAGAAACCTCGACTGATGAGGATGGATATTTAATATTTAATGAGGCTCTATTGGATGAGTTAAATGAGTTTCTCTATTATGATACTTATACAAATGATGCTTTTTTAAAAGTTGAAGATTTAATAGCAGAAGGCAAGAGACAATTAAGTTTAAAATGTATTCCAACTAAAGAATGGACTCTGGATGTTATAAACTTCTTAGATAGAATTATAGATATTAATTTTAGACAGCATTGGAAGGGAGATTTAAGTCTGGGAGATATTATAGTGTTACATAGCAAAGAATCTAAAGAAGAAGAATTAGTATATTTTACATCTTTTACCCAGAATTTAAAAAATGGAAAATTAGATACTTTAGAATTAACTTTAAGTAATAAAAAAATAAAAGAAGATGACAAAAGGACTATAGCTGATTATTTAACTAAAGCTGAACATGCAACGAGAACATTAAACTCTAAAAGACATTTATTCATTCAGCAACAGAAGAAAAGAATTAACCTACCAGATGAATATATTCCTAAGAAAAATATACAAAAGGAGCTGATGTAAATTGATATTAGATAATTCACCAGCAGATTCATGGATTAGAATTACTGGAGTAATTGTTACCTACAATAATACACTTTATCAAGTAGTAGATACAGAGACAAATAAAAAATATATATACTGGGATGCTGATAATCCAGGAACATTAAAAGTTTCTAATGTAAGATTACCAGAGGGAAACACACAATTTTTAGTAGTTGTAAATGACAATGGAAAACACACAGAAGTTCCTATAAATTCTTCTATTTTTGATATTTCATTTGATGGTAATTCAAGAAAAAATACAGAAGAACAGATTTGGGGATTATATGAGACTGATGAAAAGCATAATGAAAAGTTTGTAGTTATTGAAAAAGATATAGATGGAATACATCAAACAGTTTTAGAAGTACAAGAAGATGCATCTCATATAAAAGAAAATATGTCTCTTATAGACCAAAGAGCTGAAAATGTAAATATATTAGTAAAAGAAGTTACTAAAAATTTTGGTGGTTCACAAGAAAATATAACATTAAGAGAAAACATAAATAAAGCTATAATTAAGTTAAATGCAGATTTAGGTACATTTAGTTCTAATATGTCTAATTATTTTAATGATAATGAAGTTACAGATGAAGAAAAAGAAAAGATTGATATTGAACTTAATTTATTAGATACAGACAAAGCAAGTTTATATACAGAGCTACAAAAACTTATTGATAGAACTACTGGAGTAGACTTAGTAGCAATAAACACTTCAAAAACAGCATTGGATGCAGCAAGTACCAATCTAAACTCTATAATTAATTCAGTTATTTCAGATAGTATAATTACACCTTCAGACAGAATTTTAGCTATAAATGCAAATGCTCAATATAACTTAAAGATAAATGAACTTAAAAATACAGTCGATAAAATTTACATAACAGGTATGGGTGGAAGTATATCAGAGGAATTTTCACAGATAAATGCTACAGCTAAAGAAATAAAATTAGAAGTAGCAAAAGTTGATGGTGCAACTAAAACAAATGCTGCTGAAATTAAATTAACTAAAGATGATATAACCATGATGGTTACGAGGAATAACTCTGGCTCAATTGTAGGAATTAAACCTGATAAAATTGAATTTGGATTTAATGATATATCAAATTATGTAGAGATAAGCAGGAGTGGTCTAACAGTAAATCAAGGAGCTATAGCATGTGATATATTAACTACTCCATCTGGACATGAACCAATAATCAGATTATTTGGAAGTAGCAGGTCTGGATTTGCAATAGATGCAAGACAATCAGATGGTTCTAGTCAAGCCTCAGCAATAAGATTAAAATATGATAGCAATAATTATTTTTGGGTAGGATATGATACTGCTGAGATTTATGTTGATGGAGAAGAACACTTTATTGTTGAAAGAGATGATACTTTTGTAAGATGTGGTGGAGCTACTTTTACATTTACAAATGGAGATAGTTTAGGTGTAGGATATTCATTTTATCCAGAGCGTTCTGTAACTGATTTAGGTTGTGAGCGTTATAAATGGAGATATTTATATGCTCGTTCTACTCTGAGTGAATCTGATAAAAAGTTTAAAGAGAATATAGTATACATAAAAGATATTAAGAATAGAACTCGTTCAAGTATCACTCCAACACCATTTTTAGATTTTATAAGAGATGATTTTAAACCAGCAACATTTGATTATATAGCAGAAAAAGATAGGACAATTGCAGATAGTCAAATAGGGTTTATAGCTAATGATTTTAAAGATAGTTATGTTGGAAAAACATTTCTATATGACTATGGAGAAGAAAATGGATTAATGTTTAGCCCATCTGGTTATACAACTGTTGTAGCAACTGCACTTCAAGAAGAAATACAAAAAAGAGAAGAATTAGAGATGATAATTAATGAATTAAACGAGAAAATTAATAATTTAGGAGGATGTTAATATGGAAGTAAATTTACAAAAAGCATATACAGTAGCATTTGAAGAGATAAAAAGTTTATATAATGAACTAATACTTTATAAAGCACTCAACATGCAACAACAAGAAGAAATTGAGAACTTGAAAAAAGAACTAGAAGAACAAAATAAAGAACAATAGGATGTGATACTTTGAAAAATTATGAAATAAAGAATCATACCATAGAAGTAGATTTTAGTAATTATAGAATAAATAAAAGATTACTAGACTATTTTATTTATAATGAAAATGATGTCAAAACAGCTTATATTGAAGCAATATTGAAAAACAAAGATGAAATAATAGATTTATCTGAATATGATAGAGTTTTAGTTAGTATTACAAAATCAGACGGACAAAAAGTTAATGGTGAATGTGAAGTTGTAGATGCAGAAAATGGTGTTGTAGAGATAGAACTTAGCCGACAAGCATTGGCTTCTGTTGGTATAAATACATTTCAACTATCCCTTGTGAAAGATGGAACTTTACTTAATACTACAAATCTTTATTATAGAGTTGAAGAGGGTATGATTAATGATGATGATATCACCTCAACTGATGAATATGGAGTATTATTGGTAATAATAGCCCAAGCAGAAGAGATTATAAAAAATAATAAAGAGTTGACCAAAAGAGTTGAACAGCTTGAAATAACTATACTTGGAAATGAAGAAGTTAGAGATAAAGCAGAGCAGATTAGGATTTATAATGAAGATATAAGAAACATACAAGAAGAAGAAAGAGAGTTTAATGAGTTAACACGTCAAAACCAAGAGGCAAATCGTGAAGAATCCATTCAGAATATGCAAATTCAAGTTGATGATAAACTTACAGATTGCCAACTCCAATTAGATGAAATGATAGATGCCAAGTCTGAAGAAATAGATAATATAGTTGATGATAAAATGCTTGATGTTCAAGCTCAAACAGACAAGAAGTTTCAAGACTTAGACACTAGAGCTAATAATACTTTTGATTTGTATGATAAGACATTTGAAGATAAACTTACAGATAACCAAGAGCAAATTGATTACAAACTTGATGAAGTAAATCAAGCTATATCTAATGTAGAAGATTGTATTGATGAAAGTACTACAAAATTAGATACAAAGATAAAAGAAGTAGATGACAAAATAGTTGAAGTAAATACTGCTAAAACTGATATGACAACAACTGTTAGTAATAAAATAACTGAATTTGAAAATAGGTTTGAAGAATTAGAAAGTCTTGATGCTAGAGGCGAATTAATACAAGCTAGAGAAAGTGTTGATGGAACTGTAAAGGATACTTTAAAGGATAGATTAACATATGACTTTGAGAAAGTTAACGAGAAAATAGCAGAAATGACTTCTGCTGCAACTAATGTAGCTTTTAGTAAATCTTATGTTGAATCGGATTGGGTTGCTGATGGAGAATATTTTAAACTTATAGTTAATCATAATTTAGTTACAGAAAATATATTTGTAGCAATATTAGATGAAGCAACTAAGAAAAGTATGACTAATTCTTATACTACAGTAGATTCTAATACGATAGAAATATTTAATGAAAGTAACATAGATGTAAAAGTAACTGTTGTAAATGGTAATACAAATAAAGAAGTTATACAAGCTACAATAAATGATAATATAACAACACTAGATAGTACTTACTCTAGTATTAAAATTGATGCAAAATTTGATGAGAGTCTAACTAAGATAAATGAAAATAAAAGTAATATAGCTACTAACTTAGAGAAAATAAATCTAATACAAAGTAAAGTTGGTTCGAGTGAATTAAGTACAGTATCTAAAAATATATCAGATGCGGTAAATGAATTAGATGCTAGTGTTAAAGTTCTTGAATCTGGTGGAAATACAAACGAGCAATTGAAAATATTAAAAGAAAATTATAATAAAATGTCTGTGGAAATACTTAAAATTCTATTTGAATTAGAATTAGATAAGGAAGCTACAGCAGATGAAGCTGGGTATTGGTATGATACCCTATATGATTCTAAAAACATAAGTAATTTAGATGGTTTAAAGCTTAATAAATTTAAGCAACAATTAGAGTTACTTTCAAATAGTGGAACTGTATTATTTAAAAATGTAACAGTTCCTTTTTTATGCAACAAAATAAGATATATTCATGATTTAGGAAGCAACTATAGTGAAACTAAAACAGAAGAATCTTATCAAAAAGGTGATACTGAAATAAAAATAAACAAGTATTCCTACGAAGTGAGATAGGGGGAATTATATGAAAAAGAATAAACTATTACAAAGAGGTTCTTTATTTGGAAACAAAGAATTTAAAATAGAAGAGTTTAATAAAAATTTTGATACTTTTAATGTTAAAGATATATTTACAGATATGGATTCTGGTTCTGTGTTTATAATTAAGGATGATTTAAAGTTATATGCAGCAGGATATAATGTTTTTGGCAATTTAGGACTTGGAAATAAAGTATCACCTATAAGATATTTTTCAAAAATAGATATTGACAATGTTAAGTATGTTTCATCTTCTGGAACTCATTCTCTTTTACTTAAAAATAACGGAGATGTGTATTCTACTGGCTTAAACACAGATGGGGAGTTAGGTTTGGGAGATAATATTGATAGAAATACTTTTACTAAGATAAATATAAGTAATGTAAAACAAATTGCTTGTGGGAATGGCTATTCTATGTTAGTTACAAATGACAACGAGCTTTATGTATGTGGTAATAATAAATTTGGAGGGATAGGCTTAGGAAATACATCTACTGTAAATACATTTACTAAAATTGATAATTTGAGTGTTAAAGAAATATTTGCAGGAGTCAGTTGTTCATATATATTAACTTTAAATAATGAAGTCTATTCAACAGGTACAAATTCCTATGGGCAGTTAGGACTTAATGACACTACTAATAGAAATATTTTTACTAAA